AGGCTCGCCTTGTCCGTCTGAACCTTTCCATAGGGCTCAAAGGTTCTACCTGTAGTAGCCATGGAGTGAGCATTAATGAGGTTGAGATCCCACTCTACGGATGGGCTCAGTGCTGCTATCACACCAGCGCCTACGTCAGTGGCGTCTGAGTCAATGCGGTGACCGGCCAACTTTCCCATACGTCGGGAGTGGTCTTGACCAGAGGGGTACCACTCCCTACCAGCCCTGACCTCTTGTGCCGTGGACTGGCCGAGGATGGTCTCCACGTTGGTAACCATCGTGTTGAACTGGCGTGTAGCCAGTCCGCGCACGGCAGAAGGCGCACTATCCCTAGGCCACCCGCCTTGAAAGAGGACACCGTACTTGTTATCCTCGGTCGCACCGTGCCAGCCGGGTGGCCTTACCAGACCCTCAACCCCACGGACAATGTGGAGTGGTGATTTGTCCATGACCCTGCCCCGCTGGCAGGATCAGTCGTGGACGCGAGTGGCGTTAGGCCGGTTCATGTGTGCGCCAGAGTTGAAGGAACGCTCAAACTGAGGCATTCCGTCACCAGCCACGACGCCCTGAACGAACTCTCCAAGTACCGACGGGGCCTCAATCCATGAAGCGGAGCCGACGTGGGCACGCTCCTGCATCGTGACTTCGGCTGGCTTGTAGAACATCGCCGGGTTGTTGTGGTTAGGGCGTCCCGGGACCGAGGAGGTGTCAACGTACGAGCCAATAGCGAAGTCATTAGGGACATCGGTATCAGTCGCAACACCTTCCTCAAATCGCAGGGAGCCTCGCTGGCCGGGGATGTCCGGGCCCATCGAGCGCTCAAAGACGTTGCCTGCAACCTCAGGAAAGAGGGGTGCTGGTGCAACTGTTGGATTCATTACGTTCGCCATGGAATCCTCCGAGGATTACGGGTAGGTACCTTGTTATATGATACCACTAAACAAAGAACGGATTCTCCGCCACGGTCACCGTGGGCATAATGTCGTGAACTGACATAGCACAGGCCAAGGCCAAACTGTCGGGGTAATCATCGAAAGCACCCCTCTCGTCAGGGGCTTCGGCCAGCAAGTATGGTCCTCGGTTGATGCGCTCTAGGTCCAGCATCTGTTGATTAAACTTCTTCCAACGCCTAGTTCTCTTAGCCTTGGAGTGTCCCGGGATGACCAACTGGTCCCGCTGTACCAACTCCGTGAGGTGTACCCAACGCTCGTTCTGTGCCTTGGCATCAGATGAGATAGACAGGACTTCAATGTCTGGTAACAGTAGTGCCAAGCGTTCCGCTACTGCCCCGCCCACTCCCTGTGCGTCGATACCCACCCTCATTACCTCATAGTTTCGTACGAAGTCAACGATCTTAAAGTACTGGGACTCCCAGTCGGTGTCATGTAGTTCCAGCCAGTTCAGAACCCGGTGCTCAAAGAAACCCAAACCATCGGGATGGTCCCAATCAACCCACACAGCAGTAGCCACTGTAGAGTCGTTGGACCTAGCCACGTCAATCCCCATGACAATAGGGGTCCTCCACCACTCGGGGACCAGTGGCATAGACGGATCGTACAGCCGACTCAAACGGTCCTCGGTGACGAACATGCCCTTCTCAAGCATCCAGTGGTTGAGGTAGGACATGCGAAACTCATCGGAGTCCTCCCCAATACGCACCTTCTCCTTGTTGATGAACTTGCCATAGTTCTCGTTGTACTTAGCCGCTACTTTCCAGTCATACTCAAAGTGGGCCGTGCGTTGCCCGCGCTTCTTGTTAATGTCACGACGTTTATTAAACTGAATCATCTTGTAGAAGTACGACTTGTTACGAGTAGCCGTACCAGTTAGAGCGATAGTGCCATTGTTGAATGCCAACATGGGCTTGATTGACTTGGTAACCACATATTCGTCAGCCTCCTGAGCCTCATCCACAACGGCGAAATGGTAGGTCTTGGACTCAATCTTGGCCTTAGGGTTACACGTCTGCATCCGACAGAGCGACCCAGAGTTCTTCAGGGATACAATCTTACCCTTGCCTCTAGCCCCACCAGACGCTGCCCGGTCGTCAATCTCGGGGTCCAGTAGGAACTCTAGAGCATGGTCGCTGGTAAGACGAGTAACTATACGACCAAACACCGTGTCAGCCTGATCCTCAGTGGGGGCAAACACCCCACACCACAGACCCTTGCTGAACTTACTCAGCCACAGGGGATAAACCTTAGACAACTTAGGAAGGATAACCATCAGGGAAGCAATGACGTTTGACAGTACCTCCGACTTACCACTCTGCCGAGTGGCTATCAGGGTCAGTTCCTCACCGTCTCCAATGACAATGGATTCAATGAACCTGTAGGCGATTGGTACCTGATAGGGAAAGAACTCTACGTCACAGAACTCTTCTGTAAAGATAACTAGTTTCTTGCACAGTTCGTCTACAAACTCAGCCGATGCCTCGTCCAGTTCAATTTCCAGATCAGCGATAGACTCAACGCCATCATCTTCCTCTACCCCTGACTCTGGTTCTAGGAGGTCGGTAATCACTCTTCCCTCTCCGACAACTCATCCCACATTGCGGCAAGCACGTCCAGTCTGGTTGATACCTCGTCTGCCCCACGAGCGTGGTGCCGCCACTGGTCGTATGCCTGCCCCAAGTTCATAATCTCTATGTCCAGCCATTCCTTCAGTTCCGAGGTAGTCAACTTGGTGATCCGAGAAGGGCGCTCCAATGTGCGGGTTGGGTGCTCCTGCTCTCCTTGCCAGAACTTCAGTGCCACGAGCCTATCTCCTCTGGTTTCCCCGGAAGTCGTCGGCCAACCAATGAATGGAGTAGCCCTTCTTCCACTGTGTAATGTTCCGATGGTTTACAAATACCTATTTGGAATGTCCGGTACGGGACCACAACCTGCATCCCACGACCGGTCCTCCACGGGTAGTCTGTTTCCCTCATAAAAGACATCCGTAGACCGATCTTCTTGACGGTCGTCTGGCGTGTCAGCCAGTACACAGGTCCAACTCCCTGCACCAGATCCAGCGTATCCCGTAAAACTAGCCACCAACTAATAATAGCACCAACCAACCCGCCCACTAACCACCAGCCATGTAAGAATGGCAGTACAGGAAATAGAAGCAGGCCGATAACTAGGGGGCTATACCCCAATACTTTACTTGTAATAGTCATACCAAGTGAAGATCAGAATAATGGCGAGGAGGGCCATGCACCCTAAAGAACCCCAGTACAACATTAGAAGTCCGAGAAGTATGGCATGTCTTTGGGTTTAGCCTCATGGTAGCCGATTCCATTTAGAGTGGAGTTGATGAACTTACCCTTGGATGTGCCGGGGGAATGGAAGTTTAGGTATGTGTGGTACGGAACATTTGGGTACACGTATTCTCTCTTGCGATTACCTTGCTTGATAAACCTAACGCACAAGTTACCCACACCGCTGTCGAACTCGTCTTCGTCGTCGGGTACATACTTGTAAGCGTCTACACGGGTGCTGGCTGGGTACTCAACCTGAAATCGAGAGCCCTCCTCACGCTGTGAATCAAGCGATGTGGCGCTTCCCAGCGTACCTGACTGTCCCGAACTTTGGTTATCTGCTAGATCGTCAAGTGACTCTCTGGACCTATCCGGCGTCGGCCTCTTTCCTGAGGTTGCAGGCATCGTCTGTGGGCTCCTCGTCCTGTGACCCAGACAAAGCGGCACGAAGTTCCGTCACCATTGCTGCTAACACGACGTTTTCGCCCTGCAAAGCGTTTAAACGGGTCTGAAGTTCGTTGATCACCGTCTGGGGGTTGAGTTGAATGTTGTCTGCGTCCATGTTGTACCCTTTCACTGGCACGGTTTATATCTCAAGTACAGTGTATCAGGTGCCCTCTAACTCATCAGCCAATCCCCGCAACCTGTCCGCAACAGTAGGTGTGGTGGCACCGATGCTTTCAGACTCAGCGGTTTCCTTCTCGGCTGCTTCTCTGACAGCAACCATCTGAGTGACGGCTGCCCAGTCAATGTTGGGACTGAGTGGATCAGGGCCGAGATTCTCCAACTTGTAGTCCGAGATGTCCCAAGCCATGTTCTCAGGCGAGACCGCAGGACCGCCGTAGTAGGCGTCCAGCCATGCCCATGTAACAGCCGTCTTGTCGGTGACTACGATGTTGTGGCGAACCCACTCGCCTCCGTCCACACGGCCCCGGATGTAGCCTTCATCGAAGTCGGCCTCACACTCAAACAGCACCGCAGGAGCACCTACTTTGAGTTGTCCAACTTTGACGGAGTCCCCCCACTTGGGCTTCTGTCCCAAATGGTAGAAATACAGACCGATGGGCATGTAGCCGTCTTTGGTTTTGCCAAACCATGTGCGGAACGAAAAGCCATCAGGATTGGGCCGTCGGTTGCCGTGTCCATAGGATCGCCCCTTTTCATCTTTCCAACGAAGGTCAGCAAACCCGATTGTCTTTCCGGTACTGTGGGAGTTCCAGTTGGATAACGTCCGAACCATGTAGGACACCTTCACATGGCGAGTAGGAGGTACTTCCTTGTAAAGGGCGCACCCGTAATGGTTGCCCTCTCGGAACATCAATCGCAGGTTGTCTCCGCTCATGTAGGCGTTATGGATTTTGCCCTTCCATGAATCCTGCCAGCCATCTTCAAAAGTTTCATGTACTAAAGTGGGCACCGCTTCTCTTTTCTTTCAGGGGGCTTTTTGGTATAGGGCTATCTCCCCACTCCGTTAGGGGGTCTCCACCCATGAGGTCGTCGCCATTTATGGGACGATTGTTCGATAATAGATCACCCATCTGATACACCCCGCATACTCCGATAAACCTGAATCTCAATCTCATTCAAGTTGGTCAACATGCGGCGCTGATAATCAAACATCGGGTAATCCCACCCTGCCTCCCGCAGATGCTGGCTTCTAAACTCGGCAAAAATCTCCAACAAATCCTCGGCTTGTCGGCGAGACAACGCAATATCACTCACGGCGTCGCTACCAGACGGACGGTCTTGGCAGCGGCATTCTTCGACTACATCGGATGGCCGCACAACGTCGTCCATTGCGTCGGCCCGCAACCCCGACAAGCACCTATCCCATTCGTGCACACCGTCGTCATCGGTGATCGGCGACCAGGACCAGTCCAACGTTCCCACTTCAAACGTCGGAAACGTGTACTTGCCGCAACAACAAGGCGTGGCCTGTTGTGTGGGTGCCATTATTCAGGGACCTCTGGTAGTAGCCCTGAAATGCGGCCATCGCCCTGAACCTCGGCGTCCTCCCAGATTGCCTGACAGAACGTGAGTGCCTCTGCGCCAGTCATCTCCGTGACATCCCACACGGGGTCCAGATCGTCGGGGTCACAGTCGCCAGTCACATAGGCAATGCGGTAGCCATCGTCATCGACGGCCCAGTTCGGGTCCAGAAGGCTGCCAAGGGCAGCAACGGCGTCGTAGGGACTGGTGCCCCAAACCCCCTCAGACAACTTGTAATGGAAATACCTCACGATGATGCCTCCAGTTCCTGAGCGGCAACAGCGTCCAGATTCTTTTGGTGTTCTTCAATAAGCGGGTCCAACTGGTCGATCTGACGGAGGGCTTCCAGATCAGCCCAGCCGATT